ACTGTGTCGAAGTCCTCTGCATTGGGGTCACTAATCTCTGTCATGCGTCCAGTGTCACGGTCATACAATAGGTATGCACCCACACCAGTCTCACCAGCATAGCGGTTCTTAAGGACACGCACCGTGGTGGTGTTGGCTACGATAGGGTCGGTTGCCTGCTGGTCACGCTCCATTGCAATCACAGCGTCACTAATCTGTGCGATACTGTGTGAGCCACGTAGCATAGACAGGCTAATCTGTGTGCCTTGCTCCTGTCCCTTGTCACCAGATGCACGGCGAAGGTGAGACACAAGCAGGACACAGCACTGTGTTTCCTCAACGAGTGACCGAAGGTTCGTCATCATCTTGTCAATGTTGCGGCGCTCATCGTCACCCTCAAGACCTGATACCAAGATGGATAGGTGGTCGAGAATAATATACTTACAGTCCAGAGCCTTAATCATGTAGCGAATACGTGACAGGATTTCGTCAGTCTGGATAGAGCCGAAGTGGTCGAAGGCGAACACACGGCCTGTGCCTACAGTCGCTTCCTCGTATGACTTGAGTTGCTCTGGTGATATAGTGTCACGCACCTCTTGGATGTATAGACGCTTGCTTGCCTCGACAGACATGAGGTGGAAGATGGTCTGCTTGACGTTCTCCTCAAGGCTGACGATGCCAATGTTGTGGTCAGTGTTGTTGAGTAGGTGATGCTCAAGCTCTCGCATGATGCTTGACTTGCCAGCACCAGTGCCTGCTGTGAACGTGATAAGCTCACCTGTTCGCATACCATACAGCATCTCGTTCAAGCCCTCGTATGGATATGGGACAGACTCCTTGTCGTCATTTTCATACAGCCCATCATAGTTAGCGAGGTTGACAATTCCTGCTGGTGTGTATGGCTGTGCTTCCCAGAACAACTTGATAAAGTCCTCTGCTCTGCCGTGCTTGAGATACTCGTTAGCATCCTTGCCACGTAACTTCATCACCTTGCACTTGTTAGGCTCGAACAACTGAGCCACCGCAGACGATGCCGCCTGACCATGCTCGTCGTTGTCAAAGCATAGCACGATGTTGTCGAACTTGGCAAGCCACTCAAGCTGTGCTTTACAGTCCTTGACTGCTGACTGTGCGCCGTTACGAACAGACACGACAGGCCACTTGCAACCCATCATCTGATAGGCAGACAGTGCATCAAGCTCGCCCTCACATACCGTGATGAACTTGCCAGCCTGACCGAACAACTGCTGTCCGAACAGTGTGCCTTGAGACATAGAGCCTTCGGCATGGAACTCCTTGGTAGCTACTGTGCGAATCTTGTTGGCAACGTGTGTGCCTTTGATGTCGTAGTATGGGTAGATGTGCTTGCCCTCTGTCTGTGTCACACCGAATGCACGAGCCGCTTCGAGGCTGATGCTACGGTCAGCGATGGGTGCGAACTGTCCCTGTGACAGCCGTGCTACCTGTATGTTCTGTGGCGTAGGTATTGTAGATACGTTGTGTTGCATTGGTGTATATCCTTCTTCGTTGGGTGAACCAGTATACTTCTCGCAAACAAAGCAGTAGGCATGGCCGTCATCGTAATGAACATTGCCATCAGATGAGCCGCAAGAACCACACTCACCTCTGCTTATAACTTTAGAATTATTTTCCATTTGGATACTCTGCATAGTATACCCCGAACTCTTTGCCCTTATCGTAGATAAAAAGCTTGTTGTTAGTTTGCTCTGTGGTGAACCCCATGCTCTCCGCAAGCAAGGCACGAAAGCGTAGGAACTCCTCCCTGTCCTTCACGTTTTCCATAAAGGCAGGGCTACACCCAGCCGTTTTATACATCATCTTAAACATTCTGAACCTCTTTCATTGCGGCTGACATAGACTTCTTGGTTGCGCTGTTGTTCTGGTGGGCAATGGCACGGCGGCGAATTGCCTTTAGTTTCTGCTTCTTTGTTTTACTCATCGTCGTTTTCCTTTCGTGTCAACTCCATGGGATGAAATCTACTCCATGCCCTTGCCAATGTCAAGCGTTTTTTTTCGTGCCATTCTGGTGTTTGCCTTTGCTCTTGCTTCAGGCGGCGAACTAAGTCACGGTGTCGCTTCAACTGTTTGTCATCCATCTGTCTTACTCCTGTGTAAGTATGCCAGCGTTAAGTATGTATTGTCTTCTGCCTTCCACGGCTGGCTACCATACTCGTGGCTGGTGAACCCATGCTTCAACTGCATACGCTCAAGCCATCGGGCGGCTTCGCCCTGGTCATGGAATAGCCTGCCATGAAAGTCTTTTTCTTTCTTTAGTTTGCGTAGAGACTTGCTCAATCCTCAAACTCCTGCTCAGATATGCTCATCGCAAATTCAATGTCTTCCTCGTATGCTTCGTTGGCATCGTCACGTGCCATTTTCTTTGCTTCCTTCTGATTGTATCCCTCGTCGAGATACTGATGATACAACTCTCGAAAGAGAGAGCGTTTACTTTTTTCCCATAGGTTAGTCATGTGTTCTCCTATAAAAGATAAACTAGGCCAAGTAAAAATACAACAGCGATGCCAATTAAGTAAGGGTCATCGTCTGTCATTAGTCCCACCTGTAAAAAATATGGTTGTCAATCTGCACTATTCGTGTGTGATGGTTCGCCCAATCGGGATGCACATAGTCAGCGTGATAGTGTGTCGAGCCTTCGATAAGGCCATGCTGGTATCCATCAAGCGTGGCGTCTGCAATATCGTAGGCATACTGGAATGCTACTGGGTTGCGTGGCTCATCAGACATGCCATCGCAGTAGAAGCTGAACTGGCACATGTTTCGTGCAGGCTTGCTCTGCCAGTGGATGCCCTGCTTGACCACAGCACACACGTCATCGGGGAAGCGGTCATCGGACACACGATTCATCACGACCTGCGCTACCGCAAGCTGTCCGACTGTGCTTTGGTTACGTGCCTCGTGATACACTGTAAGTGCGAGACACATGATTGGTGTTACAAATAAATCCATAATCAATACCCCTCATTCCAGATGAACTCACGTTCCCATTCCTTACCAAGGCGGTCATAGTCATTCGCCCTGACGTGCCGCACCTTCTCAGATACGTAACGCTTATCAGAAACTCTCGTTGTTTTCCAAGGACTTAGGATGTTATCTTCATACCAAGGCTTAAACATTTTTGTGTGTTTGTTAGTCATTATTTTCCTCGTTGTCTACTACTAATGATAGGTGGGTTGGCTTGGTTTCTTCCATAAGAATCTCGTGAGCCTCGCCCGTCATATCAATCAGGTTGATTGTGTTCTCCTCGAACTGAACGTCCAAGACATACTCCTCTGGTGTTAAGTCACGCACCACGATATACTCAAGCCATTCAACAGGCATGGGTTCTTCGCCAATGATAGGCCACCAGGGTTGTGTGCCTACGCTTTGTAGGTCTGTGTCAATTACGAATGTTACCTCGTATCGTGCCATGTTATTTCCTTCCACGATAAGTCTTAAAGATGTGTTCTTTAAGTTGTTGTTTAAGTTGTGGTCGCTTCTCAAGGAAGTCAACCAGTTGGTTGTGTGATAGCTGACCGCTATACAAGAAGCGTTTCATCTTCTCGAACTCGCTGTCCTTAGTCTCTGTCATTCTTCGCCTTCATAAAATTGTATACGTTGATTGTGGTGTTGAGCCAGACGCCCAACGCAATGAATATCTCAACGTATGATATTGTAAATGGTGCTTCAGACATTAGTGTAGCGTCCTTTCTATGCCCAATAGTATATCAACAATCTCTTTATCTGTCAACTCGTTGTCATCCATGTCGTTGCTACCTAAACCCATGACGCCGAACTGTGGTTCAACGGACATGCCTTCGGGACACCACTCGATAACCTTCTCAAGGACTGACAGCTTTGCTGTTGCATCAACGCTATCGCCTTCTTCATTCGTGCCTAACAGTAGGCCACGACCTGCCAGTGGTTGCGGGTAGCCAGCGACTTTGAAGTATCTCTGGTCTTTTACATATAGTCCTTCGTCATCGACAAACAAGGTGTCCTCAAGACAATACACTGTGCTGAATAACTCACACTGAATCAGTCCATAGATGTCCTTGTAGTCTCCACTGTAGTCCACTTCTTCAATCGTTTGGGTGAACGGGTCAATCAATATTGCTCGCATCATTCGTAATCCTCTGCTGTCATTTCATACACAAGTTCTGCCGCTTCTTCGAGCGTATAGCCATCATACGATGAGCCTTCGTCAATACGCACACACCACTGCCCTTTGGTCAGCGACCACTCGTCTGTGTCCAAGAATATGTTTGGGTATTTCATTCGTAATCCTCTGTGTATCGTTGTTTGAATTTCATTGTTAGTCGTAGGTATTTCTTGCCATCATCGTAGTCGTCCCAATTAAAGTCCCATTGGTCGCCACAATACTTGGTAAGTAGTGTCATAAAGTCTGCTGTAAATCCATCAGGCATTTTCTAACTCCTCTTGGTCACGTTCCTGTTGCCATTCTTCCCAGTCAGACACGAGGTGAGGCCACTCATCAAGCACATCTTCGGGGATGTATTCCTCTGGGTGTGTATCTGTGAATGTCTCAAATGACATGTCGCTGTGTGCTTCTGGGTTGCCTTCGGCATAGCCGACAAAACACATACCATCTTCGCAGTAGTGTAGTTCAAACTCGTAGCCATGTGTCACAGCACCACGCACAAGGGCATCAATGGGCGGCGACCATGCTGTCGAGAAGCATAGGTGTAGTGTGTCACCTTCAAGCGAGGCGTGGACAACATCAAAGATGTCCCACTTAGTGTCCCAC